TGGGCCGCGTACCTGTCCGATTTCGTCCAAGATGGCTAAAGCAGGGGATAAACCATGTGCGGTCCCACTCTCTGCTGATATTGCCTTGTATTCGACGTTGCAAATCAAACCGATCAACATCTTCTGGCTTGGCACAATTCGCACAATATTTGATAGCTCAGGCGACAATCTGATCATTTTTTCGGCAAGTTTAAAAACCAGTGCTGCTTGATCGCGCGATCTTGCGCCGGAAATAATCTGGCTATTTTGCTTTGCCTCAGGTCCGACCAGGTGGGCTAACAATATAGCTGCGATCAGCGCTGACTTTCCGTTTTTGCGTGCCACCGAAAGGTATGCGCGGGACGTACCATGCGGGTTATCATAAACCTCCAACACAAACTTTCGCTGAAACGGCATCAGCTGCATTGGCTTTCCTACGTGTGCGCCTTCAGGGATTAGAACATAGCGCTCAATAAAGGCACATACCTTTTCGCCGCGCGTCATTAATCCCACCGATTGAAAAGACGGCGCAAAAAGTAACTGCGCATCATGCTGATCACGGTAAAGACCCAGCCGATGGCAAAACTATCATAAACCGTGACTTGATACCCAAAGGCTGGCAGCACCAGTAGGTTTGCACCAACCGCAACTAGGAAGCCAACAACGACGTTGGTGACGGCCTCAAGCGCACTTCTTTGCCGAGACTGCATTTGCTAACTCATCATAGGATTTGCCGCTGGCCTCATGGATTGCATCCCGGCCCGTGTATTCCTGCCATCGTTTTATCGTCACATCACAGTAGACCGGATCAAGTTCCATTAAGCGGGCGCGACGTCCGTGTTTTTCGCAGGCGATGCCCGTTGTCCCGGATCCAGTAAAGCTGTCCAGCACCAGATCATCGCCCTTCGTATTATTGAGCATCTGATATTCAAAAAGCTCGACTGGCTTCATCGTCGGATGCTCGGCGCTGCGGCTGGGGCGATCAAAGTTCAAGATTGTCGTCTGCTTGCGATCAGCCGCCCAGAGGTGCGCAGCGCCATCCTTCCAGCCGTACAGGCAAGGCTCATGTTGCCAGTGATAATCTTGGCGTCCCATCACCATCGTTTGCTTGCGCCAGATCAAACACTGCCTAACAGTCCATTCAATATCGTGCGCCGCGCCGCGAAAGTTGTAACCTTCACTGTCCGCATGCCAGATATAAAAGACCGCACCAGCCTTCATTACAGCATCTGCCCCGCTATATGCATCGACCAAGAATTGACGAAAATCCCCATCGCTCATCTCGTCATTCTGAATGATCAGCGCGTCTTTTGTTTTACCCACATAGGCCACGTTGTACGGCGGATCGGTGAGCCACATATCGACCAGCTGGTTTTGGCAGAGCTTTTCTAAATCATCAATGCTTGTGCTGTCGCCGCACATCAAACGATGATTGCCCAGAACCCAAATGTCGCCCTTTACGGTAATTGGATCGTCCGGTGCCTCTGGCACATGGTCGTCATCCGTAAGGCCTTCGTTTGGCTTCTTTAGAAGATCCACAAGCTCGTCTTGGCTAAAGCCCATAAGCTCACCGAAATCACCGGCTAAATCTTCCAGCTCAACCTTTAGCGCATCGATGTCCCAGTCCGCGTTCAGCGCCAGCTTATTGTCAGCAATAACCAATGCGCGCCGCTTGCGTTCATCAAGCCCAGTTACCTTTATCGCAGGCACTTCGCTCAGTTTCAGCTTCCGCGCCGCCAACAGCCGTCCATGCCCCGCGATCAGATTGCAATCATCATCAATCAGCACTGGATTGGTAAAACCAAACTCACGGATTGATGCCGCAATTTGCGCAACCTGATCGTCGGAATGCGTGCGGCTGTTTAGAGCGTAAGGGATAAGGTCATCGACCTTTACGATTGAGTGTTTGAAAAAATCCATTAGCATTTCCGTATGAAAAACATCTTACTTGCAATATTTGCGATATTATTCTGCACAAACACTTTAAACGCAGATACGCATTCGACATTCAGAGATCGGGACGTGCGTTTCTGCAGCGCTCTATCCATCACATTTGAAGGCAGGGATGCCGAGATACTTCAGGCCTGCCTGTACGAGACACAAAGAATTCTACAAATTCATCCATGTGGCGAGGATGAAAGTATTTTCACCTGTCTATTTACCTCATGTGAAATTGAAACACCGGTTGATTCCTACACAAAGGAGCAACTGCAATGCTTAAGTAAACACTTGCGGGTAGAGGATGCGCAGCTTCTTGAGGCAGCAGCAGCTTTGACCCAGAAAATTATGGAGGAGAAATCAAAATGACCGATCTATACCCACATTCCCCAAGTAATCCGCTGATTTTGCTGTCCTGACCATGATATTACCTGTATAAATCATGGTGTTGAAGGCTTCGAGGGGCATGTTTCATGGATCACCCAGAGGGTGCGAGCTCGCAGCGGGCAGATCGGGTGGATTTCGACCCTCGCGTGCGGCTGGAATATCGTGGCACGCAGCTCAGTTCCGGCGGCGGCCTTCTGGTGATGCGGGAGATGGATAACGCGCTAGGGTTGTCCGATCTGGCGACAACGGCGCTGCGCGACACGCGACGCGGCAAGAACACGGTCCACCGTCTCGACGGCCTGTTCCGGCAATTAGTCTTTGGGCGGCTGGCCGGATACGAGGATGTCAACGACGCCAACCGTCTCGCCTGCGATCCGGTCATGCGCCAGATTGTCGGCGGCTTCGCGGTCTGATCCGCCCAGTTTCCGCAGCCTGCGCGAACGCAGGTCCGCTCAGGGCAAAAAACGCTTGTCCTGCGGTCGGATTCAGGCGATGTTCACGTCAAACGGCACGCCACTTGGGGAATGTCGGAATAAATGAAATTACGAGAACGGTTACTCGTAAGTCTGCAATACAATTGAAGCAAGATACGGCGAAAGCCCCAAAGGTTCAAACTCTGCAAGAGGATACAGATACAATGTCCGAAAATGCATCAAACAAAAAGAATACTTACTCCGATGATTTCAAAAAGGAGGTTGCTGAAGCAGCACAAAAGCCTGGCGCTACCCTCGCATCGGTAGGTGAGCAATTTGGCGTAAACCCTACACTTGTTCGTAATTGGAAAATTAAGTTTTCGGAGGAGATTGAAATGCCAGATAAGTCCAAGGAGAAAAAGATAGGAATATCTGTGGAGGTCATACAAAGCTGGTTACAAAAATCAACGGCAGTGGGAACTATTGATAGTGATGGTGACCTTTATGTGTCTACAGAAACAACCTCGGAAACAATTACAGATGAGCCAACCAAATTATTTATTTCTGGTACTGAAAAATTGGCAGCTGGCGGCAAAAGTGAAACATCGGCAATTTCCGATCAGCTTACAACCAATGAAACGAATTGGTTGAGAAGTGATTTCTTAAAGGGTGTTGGCAGCGAAAACACACAGTTTTCGTATAATCTGAATTGTGATGTTTATGGATGTGCAGAACGTGTCGTCGTTCCATTAAAATTAGAAAAAGGAAAAGTTTCTGAATGTCCGATAACAGCGGGCCAAATTGGAATTTCTGAACTTAACTTTGTATTCGAAGATGGTGATTTTCGTGCAGAGGGAACTATCAAAGGGCCAAATGGATTTATCTACGCTGCTGAAGTTTTAACTGAAGAACCTGCGGAAGGACATGTGCCCTCAGCAAACAAAACACCCGATGATGAAAGTTCTGCAGAAATGTATGAGTTTCTTTGGGAGGCTAAAAAGGGTGATACTGTGTTCGTAGTATTGTGCGCCTTTGAAAAGCTTGATGGTAAGCTTTCCTGTGCGTTTACTGGTGAAGCGCAGATAGAGGAGCCGACTTCATATGGCGACGGAGAGGATGCTAACGATTTTGATGAAGAGAAATTTTCAGAATACACAGAAGTTGTTATTGATGACGAAGACAATGAACAATATTACTACTGGGTATTAACGGATGACGAAGATGAAGCCGTTGAAGCTGCCTTAAAAAAGCATGACGAGATGGGCCGTCCAAGTGCTGTAAATGATGAAGATGCAGGCATCTTCCCAATGGCCTACCAGCCAGTTACTGAATTTGCATCGGAAAGTGCTTTAAAAATTCAAGTCGATGGAACAGATGTTTCTGATGGTTTAGAGTTCGGAAACGTCCCCCAAGCTGAGGCTCTGTCAGGTATCGTTACCTTCGAAGCGGCAATTGAATGGGGTGCTGCGACTGCAGATTTTTCATTTGATGAATTGCCTGAAGAGTTTGCTCAAGCGAAAGAACTTCAGAAACAAGGTGACGATTCGTGTCTAGATATCCTCTTACCTTTTATAAGTTGCGTTTTTATGCCGACCAACCTCTTCGGCGATGTCGAGGAGGTATTCGATCTGTCTGAGCAGGACGACGAGGAAATTGCTGCAGACACCATCAGTATTTCTGGCTTAGATTTTGCTGACTCTAACATCCCAAAGATTAAGGCATCAGCTTTCTTTAACATGAAGATGAACCCTGAATTCGACATTGATCGCTTGGATGAGTGGCAAGACGAAAATGATATGTTCGACAATGCCGTGTCATTCGAATGGGACATAGAAACTATTGACGAAGATGCCGACGTTAGAAGCCTTAGTCACGAAGGCCTCGCTTTTTTTGTGGCTCGGTGATAAAACCTTAAAGACGATGGCAATCGCAGAACGGTCAGGTGAAGTCGAACTTAAAATGGAAGAGGATTTCAATGAATAGGTACGTAGAAGCACTGTCTGATTTGAACTTTGCATATTGGAATAGTAAAAATACTTATTTTTCTGATGCAGAAATCAACGCATCTATGAAGACGGCTCTAACCTTAATTCAGGGCAAGGGTTATCTTTTGGACTTTTATCCTAAAAGTGCTGCGGATTACTCCACAGAAATTTCAAACGAGATTTCTTCGTTTAATGCAATAAACCCTGATTTTTCTAGGTTATCAAGAATATTTGATCTTATTCAAGCATGGGGCGGGCAGATGGGAAAAACACCATACGTCTTCAAGAAAGGAAACAGCCAATCAAGTCGAGATCTCTTCTCTTCATGGAGGGAGAGTTACTTAAATGGTGTGATTTCAATTCAAAACGAAAACCCTGTTGAAGCACTTAAACACTGGTCATTAATAAATGGACTTGGTTCTTCGTTTGCTCCAAAACACCTGAGATTTTGGTCAAACAAATACCCTGTTTTAGACACAAGAATTAGTCTTTTACTTACTGGCAGTAAACGTCTTCTAAGAAAGCCTGAATATTATGATGATTTTTTACAACTTATATCACAATTAGCTGAAAGGTATGGGTCAGATATCTTGGAAACAGAAAAAGCGCTTTTTGCATTCAGCCAAAATTATTTCAGGAATGATAAACTGGCATTATTGAAGGCACAGCCAGAAGGTATGGATAGCGAAATTGCAGTGGCTATCGCTAATTAGATATTAATTTAACGCTTCCTTCCACGATGCACCTTCGCATCTAGCAGCAGACTGTACTTACTTCAGGGTCTGTCTATGATCTCGGTGCTGCTACCAAGCCGACTGCTAAGTGCATGTCTACTGACACCACGCTCTAAGTTCAGTTTCGCATAGAAATGCCGCCAACTGTACAGCGTGGATAATTAATTTGGCTTATAAACTCTATACACAAAAGTTGTGCTGACCGTTATCGCAGCGGCACTTTGCGTGAGTGTTTTTCAAAATATGAACGTTGTAAGCCCAGCATTCGCTGCGAGTAACCAAATTCATAGAATTACTATTTGCGGTACCAAAGGCAAATGCCTTGGGAATGTACTAACAAATAAAAATTTTCCATGATCGATTAGTAGAAAGCGTACTAGTGAGTAGGCATTGCGATCAAACCTTCCACACCGATGTTGTAAAGCAACGTGCGTGCTTGGGTTTCGTTTTTGGCTGAGCCGTTAATCGTGCGAGGATCGCTCGACAACTGGTTCAGGGACATGCTGCGAATTACAGCAAGCTGACGGCGCTCAAGATTGTCAACCACAGCCAACAAAGGATTGGGGATGAGCGTGCCGCGTTTGTTTTGTATCAACACACCAGACCGGTCGAGCGTCGATTGATGCTCCCGAATATCCGCCTCCATGCGCACGACCTTTGCCAGTAGGATCAGATCCATATCTCGCCAATCTTCGCGCGCGCGTGCGCGGGTGAACTGCCCCCAAATGGTATGCTCGGCCTCTGATCGTAGCGTTACGCCCTCTGGCAGAGGCACATCGTCTATTGCACCCACAAATCCTGCCACTGCAGAGGTCGCACTATTTTTATCAGATCGTTTTTTCATGAAAATTTCCGTAAACGCAAAGAAAGTCGAATGGGGGCGCTGGTTTTCAGTTTGTACGTTTTAGCCATTTAACCACCCCCCAGCAGTTGCGTTGCCAAAATGTTTTGTAAAGCGCAGATATTTGTCATATTTCTTCAACATGAACAGGATTGCTTTGATATTTTGTATGCTAATGCCCAACTTAGCGACGACTGAAATTTTGTCACAAACAACTTCAAGTTATCAAACTCAAAAAGCGTGCAAAAATACTTTTAAAGCCATGGCAAAATTTTCTGTTGAAACAGGTTTACCAGCCCTGGCTGCAAAAGATATAAGTTTGATTGAACATAATTTGACTAATTTGTTTCAAATACAAGTCTTCTACACGGAAAAGTACAAACGAATTTTAACCTCTCTCACTTGCTTTAAGGACGGCAAAGGCGAAATAATTTCGGAAACTCTTGATTGAATTTATCCACCCCCAAAATTAAATTTCTGTGGATAACCAAAATTTACTGCTTGATCCCACGGTCAGCTTGCTTTCAGATTCGGGCATGAGTGCGTTATCAGACTTTCACACCGTCCAACTTATCATAAAACACTGCATGAAAGCAGAAGGTGTTGCCGACGAGGAGTTTGCCCTGCAGGTGGCTAATCAAAAGGGTTTTATCCTGCACGGCAAAGCGACACGGGCTGGTCGTATAGTTGCAGCCTTGGTTGATGCGGATCAGGACGTTACCGAGTTCAACATACGTCAAATCAGCGAACGCTTGGATGGTTACCGTCCACAGGCCAACCGTCTGCCCCGATAGTGGTATCATATCCCAACGCTTCCTCCGACTGTATCGCACCTGAGTGGCAGCTCCAGCAGACTGCCTCAAGGTTTGACGGATCATAGAAGCGTTGTTCGTTACCACGGTGCGGCTCTTTGTGATGAACGACGGCGCTGCGTGGATTGGATCTACCGTTGGTAAGTGTCACGCCACAACGTTGGCAGCGATAACTATCTCTGGTCAGGATCGTCCCACGCAGCAGCCGCCACTGCTTTGTCTGGTAGAGCCTTCTGTATTTCTCTGCTGTTTTGCTGCGCTTCATGGAAAAGGTGACCCGTTACAAAGACCGAAAGGAACAAAAAATCAGTGCAACGGGCCGACTCATTAAAGAGCAGTCTACACAGGGAGATTCGGCAAAACCCCAATTTTAAGGGTACTGCACCATGATATTTACAGTATAGCGTTATGCTGCCAGCACGCCAAGCGACCGATTTTCCTATATATTCACGCCTAATAACAAGCCTTTAGCCGGAAATCGCTACATTTTCGAATAATTCGCTTGTGCATCGCTATATGTTGCGCCTATAACATATGCATATCTGAAACCCCATAGGCACGAAAGGCACAGCATCATGATGGGTTACTATAAAACAGGCAATGTCGTCTCAACGTTTATTGAAGCAGACGACGAATACTCATTGGCACTGGCTAAAAAATACAACTTGGTGCGCGCAAATACGTGCGGATCACGCATCCGTTTCGTTGGCAAACCAGCACGCTTCAACCGTTTTAAGAAGGAGATCAAATAATGCGTTTAGAAACTATGGAACTTATGGTCGTCACAAAACTGCCCGGCAACGGCACTGCCTTTGGCGTTAATGACGACCAAGAGAATATCTTTATTAACGGCAGGCTGGCAAAAGAATTTGAGGTTGGCGACACGTGCGAGGCTGTGGTTGTGCCCAACCGCATTGACCACGCAGATCGAACGCCATGGCAAGCGGTCAAACTTTCTTTAAAAGTGGACGTGCCTGAAACGTTGCCTTTGGCTGTTGAAGAGCCCTCGCTTCGTCAGCGAGTTTATGAACTGTTGGAGGAAAATCCATATACTCACTTTAAAGCTAGAGAGATCGCGACCGAACTAGAAATTGAACATGGGCGTCATGCGGTTCTGCGCGAATGCGAAGCATTATTTGCAGCTGGAAACATTAGTAAGTCAGAATGTTACGCTGCAGGTCACTTTAAAAAGCCGACATACAATTTGTATGCATTCAAGGTTGAGGCTTTTAATGACGAATATCCTGAAGAAGATCTGTTCGCCAACTAAATATGTCACGCCCTGAAAACACACAAAGCCCTGCGGTGTCGCGGGGCTTTTTGTTTTGTTGCACATCCAGGGATCGGTCAACGATGCCTTGGCTATGGACTTAGCTTAGACCTTACCTATGACACCACATCTTGTTTTATTAAATGCGTAATTACAACATGTAGTGTGTCCCCTTGTTTGATGGGATCGAATCAGGTATGCATCACGTTGGGAAGAATTATCGGAAAGGTAACTCTTAAGGAAAAAGCATGTCGAAGGCCGAAGGATTTGAAATTGATGTATATGGCGAGCGCTTCCCCCTAGCTGATATTGTAAGGCATATGTTCTGGATAGATCAGCAATCAGACGCGTTTTTTGAAACGCTAAAACCGATAGAGCTGATCAAATTGAGTATCATGGATAACTGGCTCTTTAATGACGGTATGCTAACGGCTCACTGCCCTGAAGGTCACTGGTATTCTGCAAAGGCGGACCAAATGGACGAAGGCTGTCTAATCTGTGAGGCGTCAAACGACAGATACGATTGGGAGCCGCCCACTTTTACGCGCAGTCCGCGTAAAGGTAGCATGGGATTTCTCATGAAGGCTGAAACACCCGTGGCGAAGCCTGTTCGCCAGCTCTACGATATGCAAGGTGAAGTTGGTTACGGTAGCGTCACAACCAATACGGACGACTCCGAATTATTAGAACGATCTGACGCCGTAATGCTTTTTGATGAGGCCGTCTGTGACACGCTTTTAACACAGCTTAAAAAGGCCGAAGGCTATGACCTGGTGCAGGGGCTTCACGCCTTTGAATTTAAAAAACACGACGACATGTCCGACGTACAATTAATGGAGTCTTTCGTCGCTGCATTTACAGATAAGTGCAGACATTGGGGATTGAGACCGCCACAGCTTTCCGACGAATATTTCGAGTGGGCTAAAAAGCGTGGAGCCAATTTACAGTCACCAAAACTGTCATGGGGTAACCTTAAGGATTCATCACACTGATGCGACACTTACTTGCCCTGCTTTTATTCTTGTTTGCCACAGCAAGTATTGTAGACAGAGCCAATGCCGAGGCTTCTGACGCAGTAAAAAATGCCAGCAAAGTTATTCTCAATGGAAAACAGATTACCGAACCCTCGGAGCTGATGAATCGCAGTCATTGGGTCTATAAAAATGAAATTTATATCTGTACCACCGCCACTGCATCGGTGCTTGAAGCGGACGGGCAGAGCACTCCAAGAGCTGCCATAAACTGCAACTCCCAATTAGAGCTTGCAAAAATTTTTGTTAACGAAAGAAATTTTGAAGAATTTAAAGAACTAAATGACAATGCTCTTTTGGTTTTTCACAAAGAAAATACCCCACCGTTTTCAAGCATTGAAATTGGTCAATGGAACTACACGTTCCACGCTGGAATAGATGACCTTTATGTATGTTCAAGAATTTGGAGCTTTTTGGTCTGTAGGTATAACCACGATTTGAAGGCTTTTGATATATTGTATTAACGCGGCATCCCAAAGTGATCGCCCAGCGCGTCTAAACAAACTCGTAGCAAGGTAATGCCACCGCGCGCATCGTGTCTCATTTTCACAGCGCATTCGTTTGCGCTCATACCTTCAATACAGACCCATTGAGCGACCTGTGAGAGATCCTTTCCAAGGTCACGCAGTATTGCGATGTAATCGCTAAAACTCTCAGCATGCGTCGGCGTCGTTCGCGTGCCGTCGACGACAACAGCGGTGTAATCCGCCGCAAGACGTTGACCGCGCCCTGCCCTGCGCCACAGGCTATAAAACTTTTGCCCAGCCTCATATTGGCGACGATCAATTTGCTCTCTTTGATAATATCGATCCAACGGCGTTTGAACCGTCACCCGCATGCGCTTTGGACCGCCCAAGCGTTTGTCGATATTTTCAAATCGAACGCCTTCAGCTTGCGCCTTGCGCTCCGGGGGACCAAAATCTGAAAGGGTCACCTGTTGCGATTTTTTACGCTTTTTTGCCATCAGCGATAGCTCCTGCAATTGCGATGTAATTGATTGCATCAAGCGCATTGTCAGCGTTGTAGGTATCTGCCAAATCCATGCGCGCATTTTTTAGCTCAGCCAATAGGCGCGCGGCCTGATAGGCGGTCACGGGGAAACCCAGCACCAAGCTAAAGCGAACTGCGATCTGGTGAAACAAAACAGTGGCATCACCATATTGCTGTCCGCGCTCTATCAAGATGTTTTGCGCCTCGGACAACAGCGCTTGTGCTTCACTGCTCATGAGCCACCTCATACTTAAACACACGCGCGCGATGCGGCGCAATTTTACGGATGCACCCAATCCGCATGGCTTTGGAGATGGTGCCTCGCACCGCTGACGCAGGCTTTCTCATAAGCAAGACAATCTCTGCCGTATCCATCGGCCCCCAGCGCTGCAGTATTGCGTGAAGCCGTTTGACTTCGGCACAAGGCTTTGGCGGCACAGGAATATCCTTCACCACCGGCAGTGGACCGCGCAGCCCCGCCTCAAATTGAGCGCGTTCGAATTTCAGCATAGCCAGACCCAATGCGGTCTCTTGGATTTTATCCATGTTCAAGTTCCCATTTCCTTTGCAAAATTAATTCGCGCTGCAAATCGCTGTAACGCTTAAGCTGCGGCGCATTCAAAACCTGACGGCGGTTGGCAAATCCCTCCAACTCCGCAAGGCTCGTGATAGTTCCCAACAAAGCGGCAAAATTCTTCTCTAAAAGATCCGCTGCATCGGTCAAAAATTGTTGGGACATTGGGACAGGACAGCCCAATGTAAGACATTGGGCCTGTACCGTATCCTGTCCCAAAAGATGTCCGGCCTGTCCCAAGGCTGTCCCATACCTGTCCCAAAATTCAGCAAGATACTGAAAAGGCACATCTTTTTTTGGGACATCAAATTGGACACAAATTTTGGCTGTCCCAAACTTTGGGACAACTTCAAAATGCCCTGTCCCAAAACGTTCTTTAGACATAATTGTCCCCCTCACATAAATCCCGGCCATCCAGTCTAAAAACCTTGTCATCGATGAGCTCTTTGATCCGGCGCTGCACTGTTTTTTGAGAGGTATTGGTATCGGTCGCGACAAGCTGTTTTAGGTCGGCCTGTTTCATCCGCCCCTCTTCCTTGTGACGCCCAAAATTCTCCAAAATTATCGCGTGAAAACGTTCGCGGCTCAGCCCCTCCTGTGGCCCCGTATCAATTCGGGTAAGCACCAAGCTATCGGTCTCTTCACCGTCATGGGTTTCGACCGTGATTGGCACCCGGATGAACGTGAGAGGCGCAGGCTCTTCGGCATCCTTCATCTTGCGCGGAATGAGATCAACATTGTGCTGGCCCCACGCCCTCACCTGATAGCTGGAGTCCATACGGTCTTTTAGCTTTGTGCTGCCCTTTGCCCGGTTTGGCGCTTGATGGCCCGTGTGGGCTACGACAAGCACTGTGGTGGCATAACGAACGCGCAACTGATCGCAGAAATCTAAATACCGCTTCGTGTCGTCATTATTATCTTCGACGCCTTCGATTGTGCGATCCAAAGTGTCGAGGCAAATCAAATCCAGCTTGCCGTGTTGATCCTGCGCAGCATCCAAGTGCCGAACGATCTCTTCCATGCTATCCTCAGACAGCACTAAACCGCCTGCCGATTTAAGAAACGGAATTCCAGTCTGCGCTAGATCGTAGTGACGAAACCAAGCTGCGGTGCGCCTTGAAAACCCGGCGTTACCTTCGCCAGCAATAAAAGCCACCATGCCTTGATGCACGTCACGCCCGTGATAATCTTTGCCTGTGGCAACGCTGAGCGCCATGTCGATAACGACAAAGGTTTTGAACGTGCCGGACGCACCAAATACAATCGCTAGACTGTCGCGCTCAAGCAAATCCTCTATAAGCCACTGCGGCTTTTGAATTTGAATTTGGTCAAGCGGAACAAACAAAGGCTTGGGCTGTGACACCCTCTTTAAGCCATTGGCAACCGCCTCCAAACCTTCCCTTTGATGGACATCATTCCAATCATCGCCCTCGGTTTTCGGCGCGACCCATGGCAGACCAGTTTTAGCGGCAGCATCACGTCCTTGACGATCCGCGTCGGCTGCGACGATGAATTTAATGTCTGGAAACATTTTCTGCAGCTTCTGGCAGACCAGCGGCATATCGTGACAAGACAGTGCAAAGACGCAGGGGGTTTCTGTAGCTTGCGCCACAGAGGCACTGGTGGCCCACCCTTCCGCAACATAGCAACAAAGACCTTCTATGATGCCACACACACCAAAGACGCCCTGCGATTTATCCAACCCCTTGTTGAAGCGTTTATTGCCAGCAGCATCGATGCTTTGATGGCCTACGCGTTCGCGCTCAAAATTATAAAGAGGCACTATGACAATATCGTCCTGCACCCACGCATTAAATAATTGCACCCCTTTGCGCTCATTATATGTTTGTCCTTTCTGCACGGGAAAATCATCCTCATTGCGCAGTTTAACTACGTTGTCCGAGATGGGTTGCAGGGAAGGCCACAGGCCCTCCGCGTGCAGTTGCTCTATGATTGACTTCCAGTCCCCACATTGACGGCAGTGAACTTTGACCAATCCATTATGTTCTGCGATCCAAAACCGATCATCACCGCCACAGGCTGGGCACGGACCTTTGTATTCCTTGCCGTGCTTTTTTAGCCCATGGCTTGAGATGATTGGTGGCGCGAACTGATCCCAGTAAGGCTGCTCGTATTTTGCCATCAGTCATCCGGGAGAAATGGCATGAACGTGGTATACTCAAATTCATGCACGCCATTTAAGAGATCGACCAGCCTATCGCGCGCCTTTTGCCCAGTTAAAACGATACCCACTTGATGTTCGCCGTGCGGCAAAACAGTGATGCCATTTTGGCTATCAATCAGCAGATGCGTTTTGATCACGCCGTCATCGGTATCCGCGCAAAAAACAGCCATGTCTAAGTCGTGGGATTGGTCAGGCTCAATATCCGAAACCAAACCAACCCCAACAGGCAAAGGACCAGCCGACTTAATCATTTTTCAACATCTTCCGCTGAAATTCGACCGTATCAGACAGCTCATCGATCAGGATTTGCTGATTGCGAATGATGTCAACCAGCGCGTCCATCTGATTATACTGCATGGTTTGTCTCGCCAGTGCGGCGCGCCCAGCCTTAATCGTGTCTGTGACCGCGTCCATCAGAATTTCATCATCGTAGAAAAACGGTTCCTTTTGAATTCCATCCATGATGATCTCCTTAGAATGGTATGGCGTCGTCATAGACGTCGCTTGGATCGGTCGACCGGACAGGGCCTTTGGCTTCGGAATAGGTTGGAAAATCGTCGCCTCCATCGCCGCCATAAACGGGTTTCACGACTTGCACCTTGTCGAGCATGAAAGTGATGCCCCACTCCCCTTTTGACTGATTGTAAGTCGGCAGCATGGAGAATTTGACACCACCAATACTGCCGCCCCAGAAACCTAAGTCATCAAGGAGCTTGTTATTGCCATCCACCACCGGAACATCCGCACCTGGCGTGCCACGTGCCGTCATGCCTTTACGCTTGGCGCGGAAGGAAATGGTGCCGTCATCGTTTTCGCGATAAGAGTGAATGGTTTTAAACTCGCCCATGTCGGGCTTGCGCGCCTTGACGTCATTAAAGTGCGCCTTTGCTTCATTCCAAAGCTCTACCGCATCTTCTTTGGGCAAACGAAACCCGACAGATTTTTCAGCGCCGGGGCGCGTTTTATCGCAAGGCTCAGATTTGCGAGTGGCACTATTAAACCAGTAATACTGGTTCACCCGTGGGAATTCCAACTCACAGTTCAACACAAAACGTGTCTTAAAATCCGACATATCATGTCTCCTTTATATTTTTGGATTTTAGCCAGTTGGGCAGGTAAATATCCGTGAACGGAGGCCAGCCCGTTGATGGATTTGGATTGTTCCAATCTGCCAAAATTTCGTCGAGACACCGCTCGACTACGGTTTCCGCATGCTCCAGAACCTCTGGGGTTACGCGAAAGAGGTGAGTGGCATAGGGCGCATCTTTTTCAACGACTGCGAATGCAAAGGTCTTGCAGTTCACACCGGCCAGACGCCCAACCATCAAATAATAATACGCCTGCAAATCGTACTGGAAATCATAAAAGGCTCTGATCCAGTCTTTTGGCACGGCGTTGGTCGTGGTTTTCACATCAACCATCAGGCCGCGCTCTTTAATGTAAAGATCCGGTCGCGCTTTTAGCAAAAGGCCAGTGCGAGGGTGTTTCGCAAAAATACTGACTTCAGTTTTGCGGCGCTGATCTTTGAGGATTGGACCAATATGTTCGTCATCCAACAGCGCTTTGCAGGAAAACTGGTAACGCTCATAATCGGCAATCGGCAAAGGGATATTCCCTATCGCACGGCTTTTTTCCGAGGGTAATTTCCATGCATCACCACGCCGCGCTGGCACATCGATGCAATCGACCATGTTTCTATCAGGCTCAAGAACGCCAGCGTGAACCGCAGAGCCTTGATCCGCAGTCGCCTGCGCCATCGTGTGACCCTTGCCCATTTTCATATGAAAGACGGAGCGTTTTACAGCGGCCTTAATTTGGGAGCAGTTAATAGCGTCGACGCCAAAATACTGCTCAGAGGTAAGGTCGTGATAAATGCCGGGTTCAATTGTCATCACAAGCGCTCCCGTACCAAGGCACAGAAGTTTGGGATGCTGGTGAACATCACATCGGTCATATCCGCGTAATCTTTGCCCCAGCCAAACAATTCGCCCACCGCATAAGTCGGTATCGCAACTTGGCTTTTATGGTAGTCAAAGCGGAAAATGACGGCAGGCAGCTTGCGCTGCTTTACTGCAGCCGTTTGGGCCTGACCCATCCATGCAGGATTATACTGACCTGACTTCCTGCGCTTACATTCGATCACAAATGGGAAATCCACATCTGTAATGAGGTCCGCACGTCCGGACATGCGAACTTGATCAAGATCGCGTTGAAACGGAAAGCCCAGTTCGGCCTCCAATTCCTTTGCCACCTCGCGTTCGTAACTTGCACCGCGTGATCGATTAGACATCATCGACCCCCGCGTTCATCAGGCTGGGTAAGGTAACCCAGTCTGCCATTGTAACCTCACCGCCAGTCGCTTCTTCGATCTTGGCGGTAGTAATTGCATTAGGGACGGTTATTCCCTTTAGGTAACGTGACAGCGTTGGCTGAGACACATTGATCCTTGGCGCGAAAGCGCGTTGAGAGACGCCGTTCGCGGGTAACCACTCGAACAGTTGCATATGAAATGCCTTTATTGATTTGAATTTGAACAACCTTAACGATTCTGCATCATATGGTCTATGCCTATGCATGCCTTTTTATGATTATTTTGCGTTTTAGGCGTAAAAATATTTCTTCAAACCACTGAAATACAGCAAAACATGACAAAAACTTAGCAATGAACTACGCTTGTGCCTACCGTTTCATTCCTATAGGAGCAGTTTGGCATTGCCTAAGGTGTCAAATATGAATAAGGTAATGGTGCAAAACAAAAGGAAAGCAGAATCACGTGTGCGCAGGTGATTCAATGAAACCCTAAGTTGGCCGAAGAGGTTTATGTGCTTGGAGAACAGCGCATAGGTCAACGCAGCTTAAAAGGAGCAGTTTAGAATTTAGTTAACAAAGAGAGCGCGAGGAAGCACTAGGGGGCTCGCATAAAAATAAATGCTCCGACGTTAATCATCTTCGAAACATTGTTAGATATTATGGAAACCAAAAGATCGGATACGGGGATTAATTATCGTGGGATAAAGCGTCTCCGTGAGCAGCTGGATATCTCCCAGCTTGAGTTGGCAGAAAAGTCTGGTGTGAACCAGTCACTGCTTTCAAAGTATGAACGAGGCGTAGTAAAAAACCCTCCTCATAGTGCTCTAGTTAAATTAGCCGAGGCTGCAGGTGTTTCTCTTGATGAATTAAACGCTGCTTGCACCAACGTACCTTTTCAAGCTGAGCCTATATTTGCGGGTAAAAAGCCACAGTTCATACCACAGTATGAAATGGTTATAAATTTGGAAAACTCCTCCTACAAAGACGCGATTTTCGCAGGACAAGCAGTCACACAGGTGCAGGCTGCATCCTACCTTGAAAAGATCCCGAACGCTTACGCGCTGAAGATGCCAAGTGATGCTATGAAGCCTCGCTATCGTAAAGGCGACCAACTTTTTGTGAACCCGCTCCTACCCGTGCAAGACGGTGATGATGTTGCGGTAGGCATTGAATCCGGCGGGATTGAAGCAATCTTGATCCGTGAGGCCAGAATATCGGCAGAAGGCGTTATGACGCTGCACACTTTAGACAGCGATGAATTTTTAGAGGTCGACGGTGGCAGCTTTGAATTTATTCAGGTGATCCAAGGTTCTGTCAGAGCGCGATAATGGACTTTATAAAGGAATTTTTTCGGCTTGCTTTTCAGGTCGTATTAAGCGTGCCCTTTGCTCTTGTCAGCTGTATTGCGCTCATTCCATTCTTTGCCGCGCTTCGCGAACAAATAGGCGATAGCGCGGAAACCTACAGCTATGGCGCGGCAGCATTTGTCGCTATCATAGTCATCATTGCACCAACAATCCGGAGATGCTTAGGAAGAGGGTTCATACTGGTCGCAGTGTGTTTGTTTTTGCTGCCGGTCAGCACTACTTTCCTTTCAGTGGAAGTCAGCTCCCAGCAAATTGCAGAAGCTGACCAAACAGATGATTTAGAGGTTGCGGCAGCTTACATCGGCACTGGCATTGCGACGACGATGTCAGCGCTTGTAACTGGTTTTTTTGGTTTCTTTCTTGGCACCGTATCGCTGATTTTAGGCTTCGTGCTATCGCTAGGCGGAAGGCGCGAAGTGGTGATCGTCGATGACCGAAGGGTAAAAGTTTCTGATGGCAGCGCACATGAGAAACGCGACCGACCATTACCTGACGCGCCTCGTCGTATGTCAGGGGGAAGAATTGAGCCGACCATCAGCAAACCGTTAAGGGACAAGCTGAAAGGAGATAACGAATGAAGTATCTTGCGTCGATATTGTGTTTACTTACGCCTTGCCTTGCATGGTCCGAAGTTTTGGGGTCTCTTGATGCAGACGAACACAGGCAGATTAAAGAAATCATTACAGAGGGTAAAATTATTGCACAGATGGGTGAGGCTCGTGATCAGCTATTAATTTCACACAAAAAAAGGCTATGGCTTTGCGAACCTAAAGTTCACTATAAAAACGACAAACCAAATTTTTTTCATATTTACTGCACCAGTGCATTTTATGATGAGTATTAAGCTTAAACTGCAATGACGTAATCGTCCCGCAGGACGTCTTCGTCTTTAATTTCGCGGTAATGCTTGTCGGTCACGCGGGATCCTATTGCGTGGCCCACCACCTTCTGCACGTGATCCTTCAGAACCGCCCTGTCCAGCAGCGTGTTGATCGCCAGCCGCCTTAGCCCATGCCAGCCAAACTTACGCACTCCTGCGCGCACACAGGCGGGGTGAAGGGCTTGGTTTAGGGCGTCAGAGGATGTGAGCAGATTGCCCTCTGTATTGAGGAAAAGAAACTTACTGCCCGTCTGCGCGACCCGATACTCTTTTAATGCCAGAGCCAGCTTTGCGGATATCTTGACCTTGCGCTTTGCGTTCTTAGTTTTCATCCGCGTGTTGATCTCTTGGCGCGTGGCGCTCTGCTCAATGTGGAGAATATCATTGCGAACGCTTGTCCATTCCAGCGCCAATGCTTCCCCGCAACGCACGCCAGTCTCGGTGCAGATACGGATCAGCAATTCGTGCCAAGTCTTAGAGCAGTGCATCAAGACCTTCTGCACCTCTTCCAGTGTTGGCGTCGGACCGCCCTCTGGAAGTTCCTCCTTTAACGCCCTCACCTCGCGGCACGGGTTCAGCTCTATATATTCCTGCACCACAAAAAATGACATTGCGCGACCCAGTGTGTTTTTCACCTGATTTGCGGTTTGCGGCATCATCTGCGTGAGTAAATGCTCTTGAAACTTCTCAACCGTCGAGGGCCGGATAGCATTTAGCTGCATTTTTTTAAAAAACGGAATGATGTGCTTATTTAAATGCACCATCGATTTCTTGAATGTGCCGGGACTGATCTTGCGTCCGTGCTTGCTATCTTTCCGGTGGTTCTGCACCTGCCTCTCAAGCATTTCAATATATTCCACAATACAGTCGCCAAAAACATGAACGCGGACTTCTTCGACCGTTCCATGAAGCATAAAGGACCGCTCTACGGATACAGCGAAATCCTTGGGCTTCTCACCCTTAGGAACGCGTTTGCGCTTTTCCACTCCACCTACATAGTAACGAACCTCGTAAACCGGTTTGCCACGCGACATAAGCGATAGCAGCCTTACGTGATCTCCTTGCCATTCTAATGCCAT